AGGATCCAGCCGGTACCCGGCCGGTGATCGACAACCTCGACGTGTACGCCGCCCCGCCACTCCCCCGCCACACCGATCGCCGCATGCGACCGCTCCGGGGTCATGTCGATGGCGAACGCCACCGGGTCCGACGGCTCGCTCTCCGCGGCTGCCAGCGCCCGCCAGGCGTCCTCACCGATGATTTGCCAGGTGTCCGCGACGTCCGACGGATAGTCGCCCACGCCGAGCCGCTCCCGCTCGAAGATGCCGCCCGAGCCCAAGCTGGCGCGCTCGTTGCGGACGTGCTGCTCGGAGATCCGGATACCGAGTGCTGGATTCGCCTTCGCCCACGACGCAGGGTCGTCTGGGTCATCGTGCTGCGTGCAGGACTGACCGCACTCGTCGAGGTGCGGATCCACCGACCACTCAAAGTACGCCAGCGACGGGTCAGCCTCACCAGACTCTACGGCGGCCTCAGCGCGGCGCCGCAGACGACCCAATTGCACTGACGCGGGACCGATTCCCGCACTGCCCAGATACCAAATCTGCGGGTTGACGACCGCCGCCATCGTCGGCATAAGTGCGCCCATCGCGTCGTCGCCGAGGATCATCGCCTCATCAAGGATGTTGCAGTCGCCGGTGAAGCCGCGACCGGAACCACCCGAGCGTGCGATAAACCGCAGCACCTGGCCCGTAACGAGTTCGATCGCTTCCTCGCCGTTCGTTTTCCGCACACGTAGAACCCGCTTCCGCAGGTCAGGGCAGCCCATGACAAGCTGCTCGACCCGACGGAACGCCACGATCGAGGTCTTGTACTCGTGAGCACTGTGCAGGATCAGCTTTTCGCCCAGCAGGAAGAGGCCGGCCAACTCCCTGGCCTCGATCACCCCGCCCTTGCCGTTCTGGCGAGGGACGTTCACGCAGACCTCGAACGCCGCCCAGTTACCGTCCTCACGCTCGCGCAGACCCACGTCGAGGATGTGCTGCTGCCAGGGATCCAGCTCCAGCCCAGCCAGAGCCGCCAGCTCGACCGCCTCCTGACCCGACGAGGACAGGAAAGCCGGCGGGGCAGTGAAAAGGCGCGGAGTCTGGACGCCGCGGAGGTCAGGCGCCACGGGCGCGGCGGGCCTCTCGCTTACGAGTGAGCTCATCGAGCGCGTCCCCCTCCTCGCCGATCGGAGCGAGCTTGCGCAGGTCGGCCATTACGGCACGGAGTTCGCGGGCCGCCACCGCCTTCGCGGTCGGAGCCTCGGCTTCATCGACGGACCGGGCGAGGCTCGTAGCGAGTTCAGCAAGGCCGGGCGCGGTGTCCTCGACGCGGAGACTGCGGATCTCCGCATTGATCGCGTCGGTGACCGCCCCCATGATCACCACCCTGCCGTCACGCCGTCAGAGGCGCCACCTCAACCCGATTACCCTTGACGCTGTTGCAGCGGAAGTGCGCCAGTTGCACGTTCGCCCTGGTGTCATCGCCGCCCTTCGAGACCGGCATGATGTGATCGATTGTCGGCGCGAGTGGGTCCGGCACTCTCACCGTCATCGGCACCGGGTCGCCGCACAACCTGCAGCGGAAGTCGTCGCGCGCAGCTACCTCCGCAAGCGTGTACGGCTCCGAGGCGCCGCCACGCTTCGCCGCACGACGGCGACGGTTCTTTCCCTGCCAGTACAGGCGCTGCCGCTCCCGAGCCTCGGCCGAGAGACCCTGCGGAGCGGGCCTGACCATGTGCTTGTTAGCGCACGCCAGCGAACACCAGCGTTGAGTGGAACGGTACTTCGGGAACTCGTCACCACAGCCTGCGCAAAAGGCCAGTGCGCGACCCGCCTTGCGCTCAGACCACGTCCGCTGCGGCTGACAGGCCTCCGAGCAGTAGGTGCGCTTCGCCCCGGTCACGGTGCTGCCGCAGGTTGGGCACATGCGGACCTGAGTTCCAGCGTGCCTGGCCTTCGCATGCTTTCCGAGGCAGGCACCGCAGCGCAGGCGCCGTCGGCCTCGGCGCGGCTGCTCCCCCACGGCGCCGCAGTCAACACAGGTGAAGGGCTTAACGTCCATCGGTACAGTCTCCCGAAATCGCGAACGGGCCACGGGAAAATCACGACTTGAGATTTGACGATCTTGAGGACGTGATCACCGACAGTCACAGAGCGTGATGTCACAGAGAGTGAGTCACTAATTCGTCGAAGCTCGCTTCAGCGGAATAGCGTCTTTCAAAATCGCCACGGGGGGATCCCGGCGACAAGGGCGTTTTGGGTCGCTCAGTCCTGCTCTGAACTTTCGACCCGCCCCTCCCCCGTCGGGCCGTTCACCAAGTCCGTGACGCCTGCGGCATCGCTCCCTGTGACCGCTGTGGCCGACTGTTGTACCAGCGCGTGGCCACTCGCTTCATGTCCGGGTCGCGCATGGCGTCGATGCGCTGCATGACGATGTCCTGGCCGGGGTCGACGGTCACGATGCGTGCATCCAGCCGCTTGTACTTGGCGAGGGCTTTGCGGCTGGGCATGGTGTGGATGAGGTACACGTCGACCTTGTCGCGCAGCGTGAACGCTTCGTCCATCGCTGCGTATCGTGCACGGTGAGCGACGCGCAGGATGGTCGGGTCCTGGTTCCACTGCGGGGCGCCGGGCCCGGACAGTGCGCGGGTGATGAGGTCCAGGTCGATGACGATGTCACGCGCTGTGGCGTGCGCCTGGATCCACGACGACTTGCCCGCGGCCGGCGGACCGGTGATGACGTACAGCACAGGGTCACCAGGGTTGCCGCTGCTCGACGGTGGCGCCGTGGAGCGGGTCACCGGGCTGACGGTCGGCGAGCAGGTCGTCAAGGCTGACGGCGATGGTGCAGACGTTCACCTCGTCGGGGTGGTGGACGCAGACGAAGCCGCCTGGGACGTACTCGGATCCGGCCCAGGCGCGGCCGTCAGCCAGGCGCAGGAGGAACGGGGTGGGTGCTGCGGGTACGGCCATGGTCACTGCCTCCGGGTTCGGCACCACGGGTGCCCGCAGTCGATCAGCTCGGGGTCGCTGTACGTGTCGGTGAAGCTGGCGGGCGGAGCGCTGGGCTCCATGCCGAGCTGGTGTTCCAGCCGCGTGGTGTCAGTCGCCGAACGGGGCCGGGCCACTGCCCTGGACTCGCAGCTCGGCGGTGTCAGCGTTGAAGGCTACTGCGATGAACTCCCCCTCACGGGAGTCGGTGCGCAGCTTGGTGTCATTGCAGTTATAGATCGCCCATGCTGCTGCCTCGTCGTGCGCCACGACCGTGCCGGACCACTCCTTGGTGCTGTCGTCGGTGGCGATGGCGAGTTGGGCTGCGACCTGGTGCTCGGCGCCGTCGGCAATGACTGTGGCGGAACCCTCGTATGTCGTCATGCGGACCATGGTGTCACCACCTTCTTGACGACCGCACCGGTTGCCGAGGCGCTGTGCGGTTGCCTCGGGCGCTGTTGCACCGACGGTGCGCCGGCCGGGCGTTGGCCTTGTCGAGTAGCGAGCCGCCGCGGGAGATCTCGTTGCGCTGCTGGAGACCGTCCATGTAGCGGTCGAGGCGGTCGTCCTTGGGGAGGCCCTGGCACTCGGCTGGCTCGTCCTCCAAGCCGGCATCCCCGTTGGCCAGGATGGTGTCAGCCCAGGCGTCGACGCAGGCTTCACGTGCTGCGACCGGGTCGACCGTCTTGGTGGCCGTGACTGTGGCGACGGGCGTCTCTGGCTTGTCGTCGCCGCTTCCATCGCTACAGCCTGCGGTCAGGGCAGCGAGGGCGAGCAAAGCGGTGCAGGCGGCGGTGCGGGTTCTCATGGTCCCCCCATGGACGTTCTGGTGTTGAGGGGGCATCATGCGCCGCGCGGGACAGCCGTGTGGCCGGTGTGGCCGTGTTGTGACCGGCATGGGTTGAGTCCCGCCGTCCGGGGACCGGGGCTCGGACGGCGGGACGGTCAGGCGGCGCGGGGTGCGCGCTGCGGCATGGGCCGGTAGGTGGCGGCTCGGGCCTTGATCTCCGGCAGGGCGTACATCGTCTTGTACTCGTGGCCTTGCCCGGTGAGTCGGCCGTCGCCCTGGAAGCGCTGGATCTTGCCGCGGCGGGCCCACTGGCGGATGACCTGTCCTGGAACGCCGGTCGCTTGGGTCGCTTCGTGCTCGTAGACGAGGTCGTCCGGGTAGAGCTCGGTGACGTCCATGCGGCCTCCCCCGGGGCATGCAAAAGGCCCCCGGCAGTGGCTGGGGGCCTAGAGGCTTGCGGGCACACGTGTCCTGCCCTGGGGGCACTGTGACATACCGGTGATCGGCAGGTCAAGCAAGGGCGGCTTTCGGACGGTTGCCCCTCGCTAGTTCCAGCGCTTGGAGCAGCGGGCGCACAGACCCTCGGCCGGGCC